CAGGGGAAATGTAGGGTTACCACCCTGCGCCTCTAATAGGCCCTACCACGCTGCGAGAACGTAGCTGGTTCACCAATCGCCCAACTAAGAAAGGGCAAAAGGAGCGACGCAAGACAGTAAACCCACCCACTGGGCTTAACGCCCAGTCATGTGCTCGGTTTCCTCAGGGAATACGGGCACCCCTAGGTTCCAGTTATCAATCTTAGCTCGCACCATCATCTCTCGGGCCCTTTCGGGATCCGGGAAGATGTTAGTGACGACTTCGGATTGGACGGCTCTATCTGCAGTGGTGTCGAACCACTGGAGTAAGGCCCCCATTTGGAACCGATTCTCCACGGACGCGTTGGTCTCCTGCTTAAGGAGTATGCGCGCCACGTTCCGAAGGTTCGGTGCTGCAAGAGCGTCTCGTCTAGCAACATCTTTAGCCCCCCAGAGGGGGCGAGGGATGATAGCTTCGGCAAAGAGCGTCCATAGGGGCCAGTACGTCGGGTCACAAATCCCGCCGTAGATATGGCTCCATTGCCTCAAATGATTGAGGAGCAGACACCAGTCGGAAAGTTTAGAGGGTAACCTCTTGACATAGAAAGGAGTAACCTCGACTCCAGAGAAGTAGTGTTTTCCACACGACTCTCTGAAGGCGCCGTCCCAGAAACTTTTGCTACGGTTAACCGTAAAGCCAAAGAAATCTAGGGCGCTTTCCAGTGACACCTTTAGCCCTGTCGGGCATATGATGTCGTCACCATAAACGGAGATACGTCCTCTTGTACGAGTGAAGTATGCGCAACCGCGAGCTATAACCCAAAACAATAGGGACTCTAGCTCGAAAGTGAACGCATTGCCCATGGACGAGATCATCTCGTTCAAATGCCAATGTGCTTCAACCCGCATACCGCGGGAATCCACGTAAGCTGGGACCAGTGTGAACTGGGACCGCAGCTCCATCAGGAGCATCGACCACTCTAAGGGCAGCAACGCCTGCACCAAACTAACGGTGACGGAATCGCTGGCACTCGAAAGATCCACAGTGGCTAGTTCGCCACTAACGGACCCCTCGTATGCGAGTCGCTGATTGATCGTTTGATCGTTCAGGTCAACCCCTTTAGCCAAAAGACGAGATCGGATAATATCTCCGACCGCCTTCTGGCAATACATGTTAAGATCGGGTTCCTTACAGGCAACCCGGTCTATCTCGGACGTTTTCGGGACAGTGAACATCACGTTCCCCTGGACTATATCAAAGTCTCGGGGCATAGGCTGAACACTACGTGTCAGCTTAAGATAGTGCCAATAGACACTATCCGTGGCGTCCTTACCCTCCTGGTACTTTCGAGCGATTGTCCCGCACCCACGCCTCACACTTGTTGAGGCGCCGCCCGAGTAAGACCCTCTCAGGTCTTTCCAAGGCACGTGATGACTGCCTAGGCAGTCAAGAACAGCGGTACGACACCAGGCAATGAACTCGTCGGCGAAAACGGGAAATCCACCTCCGTCAAGGAAGAGGAAGTCCGTCTCGTCGGCGTGCATTATGCGCCGGTTAGTCTCGAGATTGGTTACCTCACGTGCAAGCCATTTTTCGATGGCACGCCCGTGACGTTGCTCGTCCGTCACACCAGACAAACTGGTGTCTAGCAATTTGGACTCGAACTGCTCAGCCAAATACTTGGCTTTAAAGCTCTCATCTTTCGCTAGCTGCTCGCGCAGTAGTTGACGGAATTCGAGATACAACGCCGGAGGAACCTCAAGCGAGATCTTTCTCGATTGGGGCTTATTATTGCTACCGGCATGAAGCCTTGTCATAGCAGGGGTTCCTTTCTAGGGAACTAAAGTCCACCGCCTGGGAGCGGGATTGCCCCCAGGACCTATCTACTTTCTGCACTAGGGCAAACTAGTCGTCCTTGTGCAGCTCATAGTAGACCCAAACGAAATAGGCCACTACAAGACAAGCGTAGGCCGTAATGAAGAACCAGAAGATCGCCGAATCATCGGCGCTGGTCATCAGTACGGAGTACCGAGGTCAACAAAGGTGCTGTCAACCATGGCACGACCGTCCGCAAGAAGCGAGTACGCCAAACCAATGGCGTTATCCCGCTCCTGACGGGTGGAAGATTCATGGAACTGCACCTGAATGATGACAGAACCGGTACGCTCTACAGTGGAGCGGCTGACACCGTTGATGGTTTCAGTCGCAAGCTTCGGCAAAATGAGCCGGGCTTCACCCTTGTAGTAACTGCCACTCTTCCGAAGAGTGAGTGTCAGTCGCTCGTTCCCAATCGGGACGCCGCTGTCCACAACAAGCTCAGCCACGTCGTTCTTCAACGAACGCGGCTGGAAAGTGTGGGTGACGGGGGTTGCTTCGCGGTCCGTGAGGGCCACAGCAGTCATAGCAGGCATTGTTATACCCTACCTTTGTGTTGTTTTGCTGTATTCAGCAATGCTACGGCCGAGATAAGCCGTTGCGGTGATGACCAAGGGATACGGAAATAGGGCTGTGCGATCGGGAAATCAAACAATTGTTCCCTTTCGAACTCCACCAACTCCATGCGGACCTCTGCAGGTCCGGAGTAGTGGACTATTCGGCTGTCTTCTTCGAACAGACCGAACGGACCCGCCGAACCAATCCACCATCCTTCGATGTGTCTGGAACGGTATCCGTCAACGAATTGTAGTGCCATTGGCGCGGAAAGCGCCTGCAGCCAGTCCCCGACCGGTGAAAGCCAGTCGATGACAAAACTGTAGGGCGCAGCAACCCAAAAAGAATACAATGGGTTGTCCAAGCCGAGCGTTACGAGGTAAGCTGCGAGTTGGTCTTTGACCTTAACTCGATACTTATACGAACACGTGGCCCTCACATCATGACTGATGCGGGGTCTCGTCCACGGATCGTCGTTACCATTCAGCATCCAACTAGAAAATGGAAGCTGACCGGTTACTCTCCTCTTGACAGTGAACACACTCGTCGGGGATTGAATCCCCGTGTTCACAATGTTAACGCCATCGGAAATGTCCGATAAGAGGGGCAGCCAACCGTATATCAGAGCTAACCACTGCTCCGATATCGAGGCGTTCTTTATATGGTACTTGAACTGTTTCCGGAATTCAGAACGAATCCCGAACCAGTTTAGTCCCAGATGCCGAGCTGCCAACGCAAGGTTACCTTGCTTAACACTCTTCCAGGCCGAGAGGACCTGACTCATCTTGCGCGCGACCATACCAACAGTAAGATCGATGCCGGCAATACCTTCCGACACGTCAAACTTTTGGTTTCGCGCCCTGAGCATGACTTCCGTTCGTGCACGTAGATCAAGATTATCAACCACCGCTCGATTTGCGATGGCATCAAGATGACCTGTGCCGAACGAATAGACAAAGTGGTCCCAGGGATTACCCCATCCAGTCGAGTTCCCGCCAATGTAGCCTAAGGCCGCATCGCGGTATCTGACATGGAACTTACCATTGGATTGTCTATCGACAACCCTAGAGTGAGCTTTGGAGTAATCTACAAGGATAGCAACTGATCGATACGAGGTCGGTCGAAACCTACCAGGACCAAGACGCCCGGACTGCATGTTCCCCCTTAACCGATACCCCATCACAGTAGATGAGGCATAGTTCAGGGAATAGTTCATGTAGTTGACGGCGTCGTTCAGGCTATCAAAGTCTCCAGCGTCGAAGGCTAATACCCTGTCCGGACGGACATAGGTGTCGCCATTCGTCTTAAGAGACGGAGATGGAACGAACATACAAGACTCCTTTCGGGGCCTTGTCACTACGAAGAGGCCCACAGATAGTGGGCCTTGGCTATCGATACCGTGACGCGGACGGTTATCCGCGGTGGCATCTATGCACCTAGCACCCACCACCACCAGCCCAGGGTCACTACATTACTGTAGATGGAGCCCTGTAGCCGATGGATCGGGGGTCGTTTCTAGGTGTTGCCAATGGCGCCCCTTTCGGGGCG